AACAGCATCATTCTTGTACAGGCATTGGAATAATTTAAATATACTTTTAAAGTCATATCTAATAATTGCAGTAATCATTTTATCAGGTATAACAAGTCTCGGTATATTTGGTTACTTATCAAAATCCCATACAGTAGACACAATTAACTATACTAACAATGTTTCAAGAATAGAAACACTGACACAACAACTTGATATAGAGAAAAAGCGTTTGGTAATTTTATTAGAACAAAGTGCTAAATTTGAAACACCTTCAAGAAAAATACAAAACGATATCAATACAACTCAGGATAAGATTTCTAAAATAACTGAAGAGCTTTTACCGTTAAAAGAAATAAGTAATAAGGGCAATGCTGAGATTGGAGCTATTAGATATGTTTCGCAATTGATATATAGTTCTTCAACCACAGATGACATAGAAAGATCTGTGCGTGTTATTATTTTACTTTTAGTTTTCGTATTTGATCCATTGGCAATTTTATTAGTTGTATCTGGTAACATGGAATTGAAGTTGCTAAAAACCAAACCGAATAAACCTAAAAAGTCTAGGATAAAGAGTTGGTTTCAAAATCTAAATACTTTGACAATTAATAAGAATGCAATAGTGGATTTTGAAAAAGAACTCTTTAAAAAGAATAATAATACCCCGCCACCCAAAAGGTAAAACCTTTTTATTATATACCCTTACGGTTGACAGGGGTACTAATTTCATATATAATTATGACATGATAGAAACAAAAGTGACCCGCAAAAAACGAGTAGATCGTAGACACATCGTTTATCAAATTACAAATCTGATAAACGGCAACTTCTATATTGGCATCACTGCAGGGTTTAAAGAAAAAGATCTCAAAGTCCGCTTTCAGAAACACGTTAGACGTGCTTTGACTGAAGGCAAGTCTTGGACCTTGTGTAAAGAAATACGCAAATTCGGTCAAGATTATTTTGAGTACAAAATATTGCAGGTTGTCAGAGGTAAAGAAGTTGCTCATTTAATTGAGCGTGACTTAATTGCTGTAGCATCTCCTGCATTGAACACGAAATGAAGATATGTTAAATGAACAGCAAAAAGAAATCCTAAGGATTTCGCAAGAAGAATGTGCTGAGGTAATTCAAGCTATTAGTAAAGTTTTTAGATTTGGATTAAACGGCACACATCCTGACAGAGAACAAGACAATCAAGAACATCTTTCAGAAGAAATTGGTGATCTAATTGCAATGATCGAACTTCTTTTAAGAAATGATATCATAAAAGATGGAGACGTTATGCAAGCAAGAATTAATAAATTTAAAAAATTAAGTAAGTGGTCTAATATTGACATCCCGGAGGTATAAATGGCTGAACATGAAAAAACTGATACCTGGTATAAAAAGGTAAATGAAACAGAACGAAAAGAATTTCGAGATTGGTTTACGGGCATTCTCAAAACAAATGAAGTAAATTTGACTTTCACAAAGAAAGATGGTACAATAAGAGAAATGAAATGTACCCTGAGAGAAGATCTTATGCCTACATACGAAAAGAAAACTGATAAAGTGAAAACTAAATCAGACGAAACTCTTTCTGTTTTTGATTTAGAAAAGAAAGAATGGAGAAGTTTTCGTTTCGATTCTATCACATCTTTTAAATTTGATCTATGACATACTTAATGAATGGCAAAGAGCCGAATGGCGAATCAATTAATTTTGAGAGCAAAAATTACACTATTAATTTGATGCGAGCATTGAATTGGTACTCGTATGAAAAAACTAAAAAGGATGCATTTAAATTTTTACGTGATTACGTAAAGCAAAAAATGCCTTCTGAATTATCTGATTTTGACAAAGTAGATGAGAACAAAGTTATTAATTCGTACGGTTGGGTTGCACGTCTGCTCTTAAGAAACGCAAAGTTTTCAGACAAACATACTCAGGATTTTTTAAACCATATTCAAGAACTTTTGGATATGCGAGTTATTGAAAAAGAACAAAAGACTCAAGTTATTGTTACTGCACCTAAGCCGTCAATTCAAGATGCCATTAAGGAAAAAGCCTCAGAGTTCATAGGTGAGCTTGAAGGTAAGATTGATGAATTTATTGAAACAGGTAATGACATTAATCTCTACAACGAATTAAAAGCTAATCAAATTGCACAACCATATGTACCTCATATAGATGCTTGGGCTAAGAAACGCCTAGCAGAATTGTTAGATGCACTAACAGGTAAAGATGAGCAGATTGTAGAAGGCTATTCTAATTTCGATAAGCGTAAACTTAAAGCTTATGCTAAATTGATTGGGTCTTTTATTGAGGATTGTGACAAATATTCTCAATTCAAGAAAGCGAATCGCAAACCTAGAGTTAAAAAACCTAAAGCTCCAGGGTTGCAAGTTAAAAATCTAAAATACAAATCCAAGGATGATGAACTTGGTTTGTCTTCAGTATCACCGACAGAGATTGTTGGTGCAATGCAGGTGTGGGTTTTCAATACTAAGACCCGTAAGCTTGCAGTATATCGTACAGACTATACTTCAGGTATGGAAGTTAAAGGAACATCAATTCAAAATTATGATCCTGCGATGTCTGAACAAAAGACTTTGCGTAAACCTGATGAACAATTGAAAGCTTTGATGAGTGCAGGTAAAGTACAGCTTAGAAAGTTCATGGATACTATCAAATCCAAAAAAGCAGATGTCAACGGAAGATTGAATGTGGATACTATTATATTGAAAGCAATCCGATAAATATTAATTTTATCGGATTAAAAATGGCTCAACCGTTACCTGTTGCTAGAGGATTTACTACAGATACAGTTATCACCCAACATCTTTGCACACATACTACTACCACTGCTGGCGGATCTACAAGAGTGTTTGCAAATGGTATCGGTGTGGCTAGATTGGGAGATCTATCAACATCGCATACTATACTGGTAGGTCCAGCTTGTGTGGCACATTCTCCTGTTCTTAATACATCATCAAGAACAGTATTTGCCGATGGTCTAGGTTTAGCTAGAAAGACTGATGCCTATAATTCAACTGAAGTAATATCTACAGGTAGTCCTACAGTATTTTGCGGTGAAGGTACATTATCAATACCAAATGTAGGTACCGATCCTTTAATTTATGCAAACACGGTAATACCAGTAACACGTCTTATAAGAACTCAGGATACTCCAGTTTTTATTCCTGTAATTGCAGCAGGCGGAACAGGTGCAAGAGTATTATCTATAGAACCACCTTTACCTGCAGGATTAACTTTTAATGCAGAAACAGGTGCCATAACAGGTATTCCTACAGAAACTGTAGCATAATATGGCACAATATACTGTTTCTGTTATTGATCAAGTTGGTAAAAGAGCAAATGCAACATTCAATTTGCGAGTAATAAATCCATTAATAGTAAATGTGCCTGTTCCTACATATAAAGGAATACGTGGTCAATATTTTAGTTATACGCCAGTAACAGCTACAGGAAATCCTCCAATTTTATTTACGTTACCTGGCAATTTACCTGCAGGATTGTCTTATGAAGCAAATGGTTTAATTTCGGGTTCTGCAAGTAATATATCACCCAATATATCATATACAGTTAATGTTGCAGATGTAGAACAATTGACAGGCAATGCAAGCTTCTATTTAAAAATTGTAAATGATTTACAAATATCTTTACAAGTACAACTTTATTCTGGTTATGTGGGTTCAAAGGTTACTTCATATTTTCCAATAGTTAGAATTGCTGGTACTGGTAATGACCCAATTCTATTTTCTTTGAACAAACTTGTTCCTACAGGATTGACCCATGATGTTAATACGGGTGAGATAACAGGTGTACCTACTGTGGTTACACCAAATACAGAATTCATTGGCACAGTAACGGACAATGAGGGCTTGACAGATTTTAGAACTTTCTATATAATTATAAATCCGAGAGATCGTTCTTTAGGTGGAACAAAATCAAATGTATTAGTTGGATATGATTCTTCTTCAGCAACACATGGTTATGGGGGAGATACTGCTGACGTTGATCCGCAGACAGAAATATGGCCAAAATTGAATACACGTATAACAAATAGAGGATACAAAGCAAGTTTAAAAACTAATTATAGTGATATAACTAGTATTACAGATGATGATCTATATAACAAATATTCTCATATTTGGGACATTGGTTATGATACACCATTAACTACAGCAATTAAAGCCAAATATAAAACCTTTTTAAAGAGTGGCGGTTCATTATTTTTATTAGGTGAGAATGCAACATTCAATTCAAGGAATAATACTATAGCAGATTTTGTTAGAGAAATGGGCGGCGGGTCATCAGTTTCAGTAATAACCTATCGACTTAATTTTGTCGGCGCTCAAGTTGTTGATCAAACATTTAGACTCGCACATGATTCATCTTCAGTTACATTTAGTGCACCAGGAAGTTTTACTAATTACGGAACAGGAACACCGGTGGCTACAGGAAGTGGTATTACAGTAGTTGTTTGTTGGAAATCTGGTTCTTTAACAGAAGCTCCGCAGGGACAGATAACAGCACTATTAGATGTTAACTATTTTGCTCTATATGAAGATGCAAATTTTACAGACAATATCGTTGAAACAATGCAGAAAATTTAAACAAAGGAAATATTATGATAGTGGTGGATTTTAATCAGACAGCAATTTCAAACTTGATGGCTGAGGTTGGTGGCAGGACAGATATTGAGTTAAATGTGCCTTTGCTTAGACATATGATTATTAATAGTATCAGAGGATACAAAACTAAATTTGGAGCAAAGTATGGGCAAATTGTTATTGCTTGCGATAATCGTAACTATTGGCGTCGCAATTACTTCCCCCACTACAAGGCTGGAAGGAAAAAGGCCAGAGAGGATTCTGGGTTTGATTGGAAATTAATTTTTGAAACATTGTCAGAACTTAGAAATGAAATCCAAGAATACTTCCCCTACAAGGTAGTGGATGTAAACGGTGCAGAAGCAGATGATGTAATTGCTATTTTAGCAGAGTGGTCACAAACAAACGACTTAGAAGAAAATGTTCTTGTAGATGGTGATCCAAAACCCTTTCTAATTATTTCAGGTGACCATGATTTTATTCAATTGCAAAAATTTAAAAATGTGCAACAATTTTCTCCTATTCAAAAGAAGTTTGTAAAATCAGATCGCAAGCCAGAACATTATGTTATTGAACATACTATTCGTGGCGACAAAGGTGACGGTATTCCTAACGTATTGTCAGGTGACGCAACCTTTGTAGATGGTGAAAGACAAAAAGCAGTATCTACAAAAAAGCTAGAGGAATGGATTAAAGATCCTAGCACTATGCCCAAAGACGCAGAGTTCGTTAAGAATTTTGAGCGCAATCAAGTTCTTGTAGATTTTTCTAGAATCCCAGTGGAGATTAAAGAATCAGTTATAAATAACTACACAGGACAACCTACTAAAGATAAAAGTAGGTTATTGAATTATTTTATTGAGCATAAAATGAAAAACATGCTTGACGTTATTACGGAGTTTTAATGAAAACATCAGTACCACAAGTTTTTGATGAACTTGAAAAACAAACAACTAAAGAGAATAAGATTAAAGTATTACGAGCATATGACACACAAGTGTTGCGTGGTATTTTAGGACTTAATTTTGACCCCAATTTTAATATGGATTTGCCTGCAGGTGAACCTCCATTTAAAAAGGATAAGGAAGTTCCTGCGGGTTATTCCGAAACTAATCTTTATGTTGAGTGGAGACGATTCTATATTTGGACAGAGAAAAGCAATCTTCCAAAAATTAGAAAAGAAGCATTGTTCATTCAATTGTTAGAAGGACTTCATTGGACAGAAGCAGAATGTGTTTGTCTCGCAAAGGATAAACAGTTGTCCAAAAAATATAAATCTTTAAAAGAAGATTTGGTTAGAGAAGCGTTCCCAAATTTTCTACCTCCTCCAATTCCTAAGACAGAGGTTAAGACAGAAAAATCAACAAAAAAATCTTCAGCTCCTTCGAAAGTATAATTACACTTTTTAATAGCTTTCGAAGAGAGCAACCAAAGATTGTTGAAAATGGTTGGTCGGACAGTTATGAAGTTTTGCCAAAAGACCCAGTTTATGATAGTAGAACGGTAAACTATCATAAGTACAGGGCTTTTGATAAGACTTGACAAGTAACACAAAAGGTGTTATAATAAGTTATATTATTTTTAAAGGTGATCTTATGTATATGGACAAAACTCTCTACAAGAATATCGTTTTCGGTGTCTTATCTTGGTATAAATTTGTTGGCCGCAAAACTGTTTATCGCACAGAAGTATCTGAAGCATTTCGGGTACAAGGTGCAGTAACAGTCTCACACTATGATATGATTATTGGTGCAGAACTATCAGACATGATGGAAGAATTTGCACTACAGAATAGTGGTATTTTGATTAAAGAGTTTGATGATAACGGCAACGTAATCAAAGGTAGTGTTCGAGTAGTTTTTAACTAAGGATTTTTTATGTCTATGCATATTGTTGGACCCTGGTTATCTACTGGCGGTAAAAAACAAGGCAAGCAAAAATTTCGTAATGCCGAGGAGGCAAAGCGAAGCCGAGAGCTCAAAGAATCTTGGGAAAAATTATTGAAACAACAAGGTGTAAATACTAACGAAAAACGTAAATCCTCTAAGGTTGAACCGTTAGTTTATTCTTTGTCTGGTCGCAAAACTCCTGAGATTAAAAGTTTACCTGACACAGTTAAAGGTGCGATATCTAGTAAAAAGATTCCGAAATATACTGGTGATAAAATTATAGGTATTGGTACAATGCACAAATCAAATGCTGTACCAATTTTTTCTGACAAGGACGCAAAAGACATTTCGTCAATGCGTCGATGATAATGGAGATATATTATGCCAATTCCAAGTAGCCCAGCAGATAGAAATGCTATTAAGAAAACACTTCAATCTATTTCAGATTCAATGACTCGTATTGAAGGTGAACGAGATTTCATTAAAGAAGAAGTAAAAGAAATTTGTGAAAAGCATCAGCTTTCGAAAAAAGCTTTTAGGAAACTAGTTAAAGTTTATCACAAGAAAAACTATAGCCAGGAACAAGAAGAGCAAGAAGAATTTGAAACTATGTATGAAACAATTACAAATTCTACAACTATGAGTGCGGCTGCGTGATGACTGAAAAATATATTCTCGAAGTTAAGTATCTTGATAAAGTTAATCGGTGCAGGAAAACATCTATTGTCGGGGTGTTTTTAAATCAAGATAAAATTGAGGTTGCTAAAAACAATATTCTATCGCAGGAAAATAAATTCAAACCGATTTTTTCTGTCCAAACTGTATACGATTTGTTTTAACCCTTTGCTTGACAAGGGTACTTTTTTCCTATATAATAAAGACATATACTAGAAAGGTTGCGTATGAATATCAATGACATTCTTGAAGAACTTGCTGCAGACAATTCTCGTCTTGCTAAAGAAGCAATTCTAAAGAAACATTTAGACAACGAACTTTTGCAAGAATGTATCAGGCTTGCACTAAGTCCTTTTGTTCAATTTTATATACGCAAAATTCCTGAGTATAAAGTAACAGGTAAAAAAATAACTTTAGAAAAAGCATTAAAGCTATTAACTAAATTATCTTCTCGTGAACTTACAGGTCACGCTGCTATTGATTTTCTTGCTACTATCCTTGGAGAGTTAGATGCCTCAGACGCCCGTGTTATTGAAAAAATCATTGCTAAAGATCTCCGATGTGGAGTCTCGGAAGCAACAGCAAACAAGATCTGGAAAAAGCTTGTTCCAACGTACCCGATTATGTTGGCTTCTGGATACGACGAAAAGCTCATCGAAAAAATCACCTGGCCAGCATACGCCCAATTAAAATTGGATGGCATGCGTTTTAACGCAATAGTGCAAAATGGCAAGGTT